TGTGACTGCTGTTCGATACGAAACTCATCGATCTTATCTTTTCTACTGTCTATTTCAGATTCAGTTTTCTTTTCAATATCACTGATGAACGCTTTCTGCATTTCAATCTTTTCCGAAAGCATGTCAAGTTGATAGTCACGTTCTTTGATATCATCGTTAGCAAACTTAAGTTTTTCTTTTAGGTTTAAATTCATCACAGAAAATATCTGGATGTCAAGAATGTCTTCAATGATTTCTCTTCGTGATGCAACAGGCAGTCTCATGAAAGGAACAAAGTTTGAAGAACCAAGAACTACAATCTGGGTGAAAGATTTGTAATTCATCTTGAGAATGTTCTGCTCCAACTGTTTCTGCTGATCAATAGCAGATGCATTTTGATCTAAAAGAACACCATTCTGCCAAATCTCAAACACTGCTGGTTTAATACCACGAACAATTTTATAACTATTGTTGCCGATATCAAATTCAGTTTCGGTAATGCAATCTGATGTGTTGATGCTATTGACCAGCATCGGTTTATTAATCTTCCTATATGGTTTACCGAAGAGTGAAAAAGTCAACGCATCTAAGATGGTTGACTTACCTGCTCCGTTTTTACCAACGATTAAATTCGTTTTGTTTTTAGTCAAGTCAATTTCGGTGAAAACGTTTCCTGTTGAAAGGAAGTTCTTCCATCGAATTTTATTAAATGTAATCATCGTAATTCTTTAGGAGGGATCATAAAATCATCTATTGTGATTATAGCATATTTTTGGTCACGTTCTTCGCAAGCATTAACAATTAACTCTTCTTCAATTTCAAAGATCTGCATCTCTGGATAATCGTCAATCATTTCTAGCTGAGAATGGTAGCGATCAGCATCGTCTTCACACTCAAAGATAGGAATGATTTGTTCACCTTCGTCGCTTAGTATAGAAAAAACGCCGTCTGGTTTATCTTTGAGTGTGAGAATAAACATCATACTACTTCACAACTTTCAATATATAGTGATCTCATAATTGACTTAAGTTCATTTTTATTTACGGACATCTCTACCTCATCAATGTATTCATTAAGAAGAGAAAGTGTGTCAGTGATCTCAAGATTGATGTCTACATCTTTCTTATCTTTTTCAACCATTGTTTCGATGATCTTAAGATCGAGGACGTTTGCGTTGTATAAAGATTCGATTAGCTTTTCAAACTTGAAGAAGTCGGTTTTGTTTTCAACAACAACTTTTACATAGGTGTTGGCATATTCTTCTGGATTAATTTCTTGTGGTTGCGAGTCATCGTAATAGATTTTCTTGAAGATTTCAAATGGGTTTTTGATGAACTGTAGTTTATTTGACTTTGGTTCGTAAAGATGAAATCCTCGTGGATCCTTGTAATCATTCCAGAACATCTGGTAAGGATTACCAAGGTATGTGATGTTACCACGACTTGACTTGTGATGGAAGTGCCCAGAAAACACTTGCTTGAATTTAAAGAAAATGTCTGGATCCATACCACCTTCATGAAGCATACCAGGAGTAACCTCAAACCCATTCAGTTCAAGATGTCCCATGGCAATCTTAGCACCAGTATCTTTAATGTGTGCCATGGTCTCATCATAGTTTTGAGAATTGATCCAAGGAAGCATAAGAATTTTGGTGCCTTCAATCATTACTGTCTCTGGTTGAGAATAAATCTCAATATTGTCGTAAGTATCAAGAAGAAGATCTGGTGCATTAACTTCATTCGTGTTCTTGTAATAAACACAATGATTACCAAGAATCATATGAACGAAAATACCAGCATCATGGAGACGATCAAAGTAACTCCTGCGAATGCGAGCCCAAACATTATAATCAATGTTCTTACGATTATCGAACGTATCTCCGAGGTCGATAACTGTTGATATCCCTCGTTCCTTAAGTGTCGGAAAAAATACCTCATCATAAAATCTATTAAAATATTCCCAGAAAGCAATGCTTCCTTTTCTGCCATCAAGATGTTGATCAGTGATAAGTGCTACTGTCATCGATTCATTCTTGTTTCAATGTTTTCTTTGATACTACCCATATCAGAATAATTATGATTCATACCAGCCATATCAGAACCATAATCATCTGTGTGCATGACTTGATCGTAACCAGAACGTTCAAGTATCTTATTCTTGATTTCAAGTTGTTTCTTTTCTTTTTGAATTCTCCTTAAGAATGCATACCAAATAATTTGAGTAAAATATGCAAATGGGTTTTGTGATTTCTCTGGATCGAAATTATCGATGTATTGTAAGCAGTTCTCAATCCCATCACAGATCATGTCCTCACGGAACATATAGTTGACAAAGTTTGGTTTATAAGATAAGTGTGTAGCAATCTTAAGAAAACAATCTCCAATGTAGTTGGGGACTATAGGACGAGGAGATCCAGATTCCTTTGCCTGTCTGACCTTTGTTCTGTATTCAATCAGTGCTTGTAGGAATTCTTTATTGTTTACATAGAACTCCTTGCTTTTTGCTTTCGCCATAGTCCATCATCTATCAAAGTATTGTGTTGAAACTATCATACCACGGGTGATGGGTATTGTCAAGGGGGTTGACAAACCTCATAAAACCCAGTAGAATAACTCTGTCAGGGTTCAAGATTAATAATATCTATTAATTACTTATAGATACTGATTAGCTTTTATTAAATATATCCTCTAGAAACTTCTTAGTTTCTTTTACAGATCCTAAGTAACCCATTCTATTATTCAATTGATTAGGTTTAACATTAACAGTATCTGGATCTATGAATCCTTCTCCAGATAAATTCTTTAAATAAAATACTTCTATCTTCTTATCTAATTCACTCATAGTAATCACTTGATTCATTTTAATAATATACATTGAATCATAACTAGATTTAATCCAATCTTTTAATATGAATGCTTCCTGAGAAGATCTTCCTTTAACAATTTCTACTGTCATAGGGTTTTCTAATAATAAAGAATCTTCATCAGGAAGATAACATACCTTAGCAATAATCTCTTCACCAGAAGTAAGTTTAATAGTTGAATAAAATTCTTCTTCCATGTTTACCTTAAATCTACTTTTATTGTTTCATACTTAAAGTTCTCTTCATCATAAATTTTAATTCTTTCTACCAGATGGTTTAAAGTATAATTCTGTCTTGATTTTGAAGAGATATCATCAGCGATATCATAAAGAGTAGCAATATCTTTATCTTCTCCTTTACGTAACACTCTACCAATAGATTGTAGATTTCTTACTCTGGACTTAGATGGTGAAGCAAAGATAATATTATGCAGTTTCTTAATATTAATACCAGTGCTAAAGGTTCCGTAAGATGCAATAATTACAGCATTATTTTCTTCTTCAGTGATAGATCTAACTTGTTCTCTATCTTCAACATCAGTTGAACCATGAACAAAGAAAACTTTACGGTCTCCTCCTACAGCAGTATTTATTAAATCAAACAATGGCATACCATGCTTCTCAACATAGTTAAACAAAACTAATGTATTACCATCAATGTCACAAACAAGATTTTTGATAAGATTATTTCTCTTACGATTGTTTACAATGTATTCCATTTCAGCATGATAATCTTCAAAGTATTGATACTCATGCTTACAGACAAGAATCTTGATACGAAAATTAGACAAGTGACCCTTTTTAATTAGATCATCTGTTTTCGTAACTTTTTCACAAGAACCAAATAATCCTTCAAGAACCCACTTATGTGTTTTACTTCCATCCAGTGTTCCAGTAAATCCAAAACGATATTTGGCATTATGAAGCTTGGTCATAATTCCTGTGAGTGACTTTGACTTAAATAAGTGTGCTTCATCACCGATAACACAGTCAACATCGTCAAAGTATCTTTTTGGGAACTTATAGATTGATTGCCATGTTGAAATGATAACAGGCTTATCTGTATTCTTATCTTTGCCCGAATATATCGTATGACAGAATTCATCGGCATTCCATCCATAATCTTTGAAGTCCTTTAACATCTGCTCAACCAACGATGTTGTTGGAACAATCAATAAAATTTTCTTATTGGTAGCTACATAATATCTTACGATACTATAAATCATCAAGGATTTTCCTGATCCAGTAGGTGACAAAAACAATCCACGATTATTCTTTAGTGCTTTATATACAGTCGCATATTGATAATCTCTTGGAGCATATTTACAGATCTTATCCATAAACACTTTAACTCCAGCAGGAGAAACGAAACCATTAGTTTCTTCTACATCACCATACCAATCATTCTTTTCATATTGAAGATGATACTGACGTTCCCCACACCATTCTTTAAGATGAGGAAGTAATCCACCATACAGTTCTCCAGTAGCAGGAGAGTATAAATGAATAGTTCCATCCCAGTAACGATACTTTGGATTTCTTTTTAGGAACTTTGCTTCAGGCACTTCAAAAGAAAAATAATCCGACAACTCACGATGAACATGAGGTTCGGACAGGATCTGAAGAAATACTTCGTTCTTTTTGCGGATTACAATTCTCGACATTATGTGTCACCATTAATGAATTTTTCCCATTCAATAGCATTCTTAACATGATAATTTCTTTGTGAAATCATCCTTAAAACTTGATCTAGATAATGTAAAGCTTGATCAACATACTTGATCTTGGCTTCTAAATTAATGATCTCTTCGTCTGACTCAAGATAAACTTTCATTTTTTCGGCAGTTTTTATACTTGATCCAAATGGTTTTTCTGCGTATACTTTTGGATCAGCTTCGCCACCGTAATACTCACGTTTTTCTCTAACCAGTTTTCTAATTTCAAACTCTAGAGAAGTTTTAATTTGACTAAGATCTGTGTAATGGTTTAAGTATTTATTGTGTTGAAACGGGATCTCCAGTGATAGCTTAGCAAGATCCTCAGTATATTCTTTGTTTTTAAATTGGAAATCAATTTCAGAATCTTTACCCCACTCAGATTTGATGTGGTCAAAGATTTTAACAAGTTGTTCAAATTTCATAGTTTAAAGTTTTTATCACGGAATGTGTAGTTAGTATACTTGAAGACGACTTGAGCTGTAAAGTATTCTATATCAGTAACTGTGGCGTCAAAGTTAATTGGAGTTAAACTGATTGGGAATAAATTTTCGTAATCTATAATATGGTTAGTATTAAAGTTGGATGTCAAAATATGTAATTGTCCACCAGAGTATGTTGGCTCTTGTGTTGGCATATGCTGCTCCGATGCACCATTCTGCCTAATCCAATTGTGGATTGATTTGTAATTAATTAGTTCCTCATCAATGATAAACGTAAGGTTTAGATCACCATAAGAAACTCCACCTCCACCAACGATAGGAAAATTTCTAAACCTAGTTGGAACTTCTGTAACTGGTACAGAAATTTCTGGAAGTGTGGCTGCCTGACAAAAGAAATCTACCCCATCAAATAATTCAAGAACAATCTTGAACCCAATGGGGGATAAGTGATTTCTATTTGATAGTTGCTCTTTATACCAATTGGCAGGCATATCAACTTCCCAAGCTATGTACTATTTATTTGCATAAAAAAAGCTCCCCGAAGGGAGCTTAGTAAACTTATATGTGAATCACATTAAGTTGATAACTTGTACTCTTCTGTAGTACATGTTAGCACCAGCGGTGAGAAGCTCACCATCAGGAGTGCCGTTGTATGCACCATTCTGAGTAACGAATGGGTTAGAAACCATGCCATAACGGGTCTTGAAGCCAATCTTAGGCTGGAAGGTTTCTGGATCGATGCTGCGGAGCATCTGGAGGGGAACATATGGGCAATAGAATAGACCAGCATCATAAGGTGAAGAACCCTTATAACCCATTACATAGTAGTGCTTGTCTGAAACATTTGCCGAATAAGGATCGATGAAGACCTTGATTCTGCCGTTGATGGTGCCAACTGCGAGGCTGCCAGTGTCATCAACCTGACCGATGGAAGGACCACCAGCACCAGTTAGACCAGAGCTGTAGTCAAGAACACCAGCCATTGCAAGAGCTGAAGCAACGTCAGCTGAGCAAATTAGGAAGTTACCCTTTCCTCTACGAGTGTCTTGGGCAATAGCGTTAGCGTCACGCTCGATCTGGAATAGAAGTCCTTTGAACTTCTCAACAGACCAACGACCGTTGGAGTCAACGTCGAGGTCAAAGATGCCAGGATTAGCAACGTTGTTGAGAGCACCCTTCTTAGCAACGGTGTAGACGGTACGAACGACTTCACGGTTGATCTCAGCAAGAACTTCGCTAGAAAGAATGTTAGCAAGCTCTTGCTCAGCATCAAGACCATGAATAGCCTTGAGGTCTTGTGCAAGCTCAAGGGTGTATTCTGCACGTAGTGCTCTGGACTTTGCAGTAACAGAGGTCTTCTCGATGCTGAAGCTCATCTCACGGAAGAGACGGCCAGCTTCGCCCATACGCTCAAGATCTTCACGAGCCATACCACGACCTACTTCGTAGGTGCCAGCAGGTGTATCGTTGAGAAGTGCAGGGTTGTTGCCCTCAGAATCGCCACCAACACCAGCACCAGTGCGAACGTTGTAGTCGCCAAGTGCAGCGTCGTAACCAGCTGAGAAGCCAGTATCTGGCTCGTTGAAGAGTGCCTCTTCGCCAGCTTGGTTCTCGTAGCGTGAACGCATTGCGAAGATAAGTCCATTAGGACCGCTCATTGGCTGAACACCACATACGTCATATGCCATGAGGTTAGGCATGGAACGACGAACGAGGCTGATTAGAATTGGATCAAAACCAGCAAGTCCAGTTGCGTTGTTAGCAGCAGATGATAGAGCAGCACCCGATGCACCAGCAAGACCAGCTGAACCAGTGAAGCTATTTACTGGGGTGGTCTCATTAAGGATAGCTCTCTCCTCACGGAGTGCTCTCTCTTGGTTTTCCAGGAGAACAGCGGTAACAGCCTGTCTGTAGTTATCCTTGATGGAAGGAGCCTCGGAGTGCTCAAGAACAGGTGCCCACTTTTCCTGGAGATGTTTAGCGTTAAACATTAGTGTCTCCTTGTGTTTTCTTTGAAAAGTAGATATGTATTATTTATAAAATTCACTTCCAGCGTGAAATTGCATTGAGATATGCAGCCATTGCTGGTGACATATCTTGCGATTCTACTGGGGTTTCATCGGTTACTTCTGCAGCAGGTGCAGATTGAGGGAAATATGACTCACGAAGAGTTTTGACAGCCTCAGTAAATTTCTCTACTGATTCAAATGTTACTCCCTCTGCCAATGAAGCAAGTTTTTCTTTCTGAGTATCAGCAAGTCCTTCTGAAATATGATTCAGAATAACTTCTCTGTGTGACTCAGCAAGACGCTTATTTAATTCAATGTTACGCTCAACCTGTTCGTTGAGGCGTGCTTCCATCTCACAAAGCTGGTCAGTCATTTCCTCGACGACATTAACTTTCTCGTCAGGAATGCTGATGTAGTGCTCAGCAAAGAGACCCTTAAGACCTGCAATGAAGTCCTCAGTAATCTCATTACGGAGACCACGATCAATAGCAACTTGATTCTGCTCTACCCAATTGGTAATAGCATAATTGATAGTTCCCATTACTTCTTCGGAAAGCTCAGCTTTAATAGCTTCAACTTTCTCATTAACTTTCGCTTCAAAAGCTTCCTCTAGCTTTACTGCCTCTTCAGCAAGACGTGACTTGACAGCAGCTTCAAGGATTGTTTTTGCTTTTGTTTTGAAATCTTCCGAAAGATCTTCACCTTCGGTAAGTGCAGCAACGTCACCAGATAAGTCGATCTCTTCAAACGAAGGCTTGATTGGATAGGTTACATCTGGACCAGTGCTGGTTCCATATGCAACTTGAGCACCAACCGTTGGCGTTGCATTCATGCCAGTTGATTCGCCAGCTCTTTGCTGGGGATCACCACTAACTGGCGAAATAGGAGCTGCAGCTTTTGCTCCAGGGTTGTCTTCACCCTCGTCATTACCATCTGGCTCAGGACCACCGAGATCGGTGCCTTGTGTTTGATGATAAGGAGCAACTGCTTGAGTGGTAACTGTAGGTTGTGGATCTTTGCCACCACCTCTGGTCTGAGCATCGCTAACCTGACCAGGAGCGGAA